ACAACGTTTTGTGTGAAGTCGTTACTGCTAGCGCCACCACCAAAGCTAAACATATTCACTCTGAATCTGTATTGTAGCTTAGGCATCATGATGACGCTTGTGCCGCCTGCTGGTACGCCGAATTGTGTTAAATCTGCCATTTCTTAGTCTCCTTAGGCTATATTATTTATCAAGCTGATAACTCGCCTGTGTTGACTACTCGAACTGGGATGTAGATGAATTCAGCAGCCTTAACTGGCTCAATCGCTACGTCAATCCACAATTCGTTTCTGTCAATTCTAGCAGGTGTGTTGTTTGTTTCGTCGCAAACAACAATGAAGTCATAGATTGCTCGCTTACTGATCATGTCAGCAAGGAATGCATCAAAGACTTGTTTAGCATTAGCTCTTGTAATCTTGTCGTTAGGTTCAAATATGAACGGACGTGCAAGAGGGTCAAAGCGCTCACGTAGGTAAGCCAATAGACGACCAACGTTTACACGATCTAGAGCACTTGCAAAACTCTGCATTGTGCGTTGACCGAATACGTATAGACCTTGTCCTGGGAAACGTGTGATTGGGTTGATACCCATTCTGCTACCGTCACCGTATAGAACGTCACGTTGACCATTTGTTAGTGCTACCGGTACAAACTCGCCTTCACCGTTGATGTAACCAACGTTGCTTGCGTTTGTAACGATACCACGCTGTAGACCAGCTGGTGCAAACCAAGGATAAGCAACTTGGTCATTGTAAGCATAAGTTCTTAAAACGATATGACTTGCTGGAACAACAACGTCGTTACCATCTAGGTCGCTAGAGAAACCACTTGGGTAATAGCAAGCTGCCTGTGCGCTGTTTGATGTGATACCATCTTCACCGTTTGTAGCTGCATTATTGCCACTCATCCATGCTAGTAACTTGCTAGCTTGTGGTTGTAAACGGAATGGTGTATCTACGATAATGAACGCTGTTTCTTTACGATCAACGTTTAGCGCAATCATCTCATCCAATAGTTCAGGATATGCAGGTGCAGCGATTAGGCTGAAATAAGTCATTTCTTCTCTAATCTGCTCGTTGCTGTTTACAGCCGCTTGCATTGCACGTACTACGCTTCTACGTTGTGCCTTACGGAACATGTATGGACGACCATCTTCCATGTTACCGCTGAATGTGCTCCAGCCCTTAACAACTGTTTCACCATCACCCAGTACAACGTCACCATAAATCTTAACGTTACCTGTGCTTAGTGCGCTGTTCCATAGTAGCATACCATCTGGGTATAGTAGAGGATCTGGGCTCTCATTGATGCCACTTGCGCCACCACTACCGTTGCTTGTGTCTGCGGCTGTCATTGTTAGATCAGCAAATACAACGCCGTCTGGAGTTGTCTGATCTTTAATGTCACGCTCTATCCAAGAACCACCATCAAATACAAACACACGAGGATAGTTTTCAGGATCATCACTGTTGATCCAAATATCGCCTGCGCTTGCAGATACTGGTTCAGATGCATCAATAGTAACTGCACCACTTACTGGCTCCCACTGACCATTGGCCTTTACATATAGGTCAACGCTTAGGTTAGTATTGTACCATAATGTACCATCAGGAGTTGCACCAACAGGTGCTGTTGTTTTGGCTTCTTCGTTAGCAGAAGTCCAGTTTGCACCGTCGAAACGTCTAATTTCAAAGTTAGCAAAACCAGGAGCTGCCTTAACGTAGATCTTACCTGCAGATAATGCAGAACCAAATGCTGTTGTTGCTGCTGCGTCACTCTCGTAGAGTGGTGTTGTCACAACGCTCCACTGTCTTGTTGCGCTTGTGTATTTCTTAACAACAATGTTAGAACCTGTGTTAGGAGTTGTTGTCTTGATCCAGATGTCACCAACTGCTGTTGCACTAGGAATATTGTAGTGAGCAGAAACAAAGATAGACTTACCTAGTGTTCCTGTTGTTGCAACAACCCACTGACCTAATACCTTCTTGTAAACTTGATAGCTGCTTACTGCTGCTGTAGCAACGACCGCATAATCACCGTTAGCGCCTAGGCTTGCTAGAGGTGTCACACCCAAGCCACCAACTGTATCAGCTGTAGATGTGATAACTATAGGCTGCTTTGCTGTTGGGCTTGTCTGATATGCACTCTTCCAGCCAGTTGTACCAGTAGAAGTTGCTTCGAAAATACCCCAAACTGTGTTGGTTAGATCCAACCATAGTGTACCGTTCTTAGGGTCGCCTGCTGGCTCTACGTCACTTGGTTCTAATTGTGCTAGGTCGATATCGGCACGTAATACATACGCACGATTAGCTAGACCTAAATAGCTATATGCTGTTAACAGACCATATTCGTTTGTCTCTGCACCATGTACTGGTGTACCATCAACAACCTTAAACTGTGGTTTGCCGAATAGTTCTACTAGTTCGCGCTGACTTGTTAATAGGTATGGTTTGTTAGCGTTAGCAGGCATAGTGCCTTCTGCATAACCACTACCACTAACGTTATCTTTATTTGTCTGTGTAGCAAGAATGATAAGCGGAACAGTACCTTGGCCGCCAGAACCATATTGGCTCTCGTCGGTGACACTTACTGATACGCCTGGGGATACTAATGTAGCCATTGTTTTTCTCCTTTTTATAGGTTAAAAGTATTTACCTAAAAAGGAGAAAAAGCGGCTATTTAGCTCATATTAGTGATTTGCGTATTCAGGTTGCACCAGCATTTCCTCTACTTGACCAAACAAATTGTCCAGTGTAGAGTTATTATCTAGTACCGCATCAAAGTTAGTGTTTACCCAGCTGTATTCACTAGCATGGATTTTATGCCGTTCGAGCATATCCTTGCCTAAAGCCCAACCTATCGTCTGTGGTCCTGACATATAGTGTTTGGCTGCTTCCAACCATATGGGCTCATCACCACGTGTTACTCTAATTACCTGACCACCTGCATTTTTAATAGCGTTTATTTCGTTAGGGAAGCGACAGTCACTGATAACAACATCGTCGTTACTTTTTAGTAACCTGTGCTCTAAGCTAGCAATCCAAATATCATCGTGGAAGCCACGTCTGCAGACTTCTGTACCCCAGTATTGTAGAACCCAACGAGGAGTAATTTCTTTACCTAGTCGCTCACTCCACCACCTATCTGGTTGCTCACGCCACTCACGTGCTTCTTTAGTGCGGCCTTCTAGTAGAACTCTATCCCAGCCAAATACTGAGGCTACTGCATCCTTTAGGCTGTTAGCAAAACTTTCGCGCCTAAAACCGTGATTGTTAACCAAATAGTCTGCAATGGTATCTTTACCACTGCCAATAAAACCACAAATTCCAATGATCACTTGACGTTCTCCTCGAGCCAGGCTTTGCAGTCAGGCCAGTTTTTATAAATGTGTGCAAGGCCACCTTCGCGGCGCCATTCTTCGCAGTTACTCACTCTATCATCAATCAAGATATCACCCGGCTTGCACCGTCGCCACTTGTCGTGACTAAACGGTCCAATGAAAACAGGGATACCGGGGAAATGATCGTTTGCCCACCAGACCTTATCCTGCGTTGCATAAGGTACGGAATAATCGTGTGGGATCGCAGTTAAAAAATAAACACCTTCTGCTTTGCCTGTTGCTACTAAGTTTTGGCAGTAGGCAACCAGTTCTTCTGCACCTGGTTTAAGTGGTAGATTGCGATAAAATCGCATATCTTCTTTGAGCTTGTTCCACTCTGCCTGTGGGATACGTTCTCCCATATTCCAACGTTTGCCGAGTACTTCATAGGCCTGTGTGAGCCAGTCAGCAACAACGTCATCCATGTCTAAATAAATTTTCATACCACTAGTATATAGTAGTATGAACTATTTGTCTAGCTCTTTTTTACTTTTTAGGGGTGGGATTTTCACCAGTTACGTCAGGCTTGGCAAACCAAAGTTTGAACCATTCATCTGTACCTGGTCGAATATTGTGCTCACGTTGATAAGCACCTTTGTCTATGACGTTTTCCTGGAAGTGTTCTGCTGTTGCAGTACATGGTCCCTGGTATTGGAAATCATGTATTCCAGCTTCACGCTTTGCCTGGGCAAGGGCGGCTGGATCAATGTAGGCATCAGGAATAGTAGGATCATCCCCAGGTAGCCTAAATGTTTCTGATGTTATTCTTATTTGTCTCATTATTTGTTTAGAATGAATATATCTTGATGTATTTTTAGATAGTCTCTATCAAGTGAAAGATTTGGATGTGGTGGATTCAGATGATCATATACGCAGGTTTGATTTACAAGAAGATTTACATCAAAAATTGAAATCAAGGATTGTATACCCAGTGGCCTATGCTGTATACATTCACGCCATGATGTACCCATAAAATATAAGTTTTTTATTTCAGGATATTGTTCCATGAGTTGAGTAAAATCTGCTAGTGTCAAAAGATTTATTTGAAATTTTGACCTGTTTACGTAGGTTAAAATACTATTATCGGTTCTCCGTACACCATGTCTTTTAAAATAATTAGTATGCCATACTGATTTTTTTATTAAGCCGGTAGTCATTGTATCTATTGTTTCATAGGATGCCAATACAACCACTTTTATCTGTGGTGTACTATCCAAAAAATTAATAATGTTGTTATAAACTACCGTTGCTGTTGAATCCGCCCAGCAATCTATTAAAATTGCGGCTGACGGCTGATCCAATATATTGTGGGTGGTATCTACTTTATCCGTAACAATACTAGGACTGTTGTTTGGCTCGTTGTTTGGCTCGTTGTTTGGTCGAACCAATTCCCCTGTTTTTCTAGAACGTAGTATGGACATAATTAACCTATGATGAATCCCATAGGGGTTCCACCATCAACATAATTGATGAGATCTAGCTCTAGCTTTTCCAACTCTGCCTGTGCTTCGCTCTTTAGGTTGTCACCGTTAAGGCTAGTGCCGCCCTGTGGTCCAGCAATAGTAGCAAACTTGCTACGAGCTTCACCTAGTATGAATTTGGCACTGGCAAAAGCGTAGTCACGTATCCAGCCGCCACAATATGGGTCTGTAAATAGCTCTTCGTCATCGCGTTCAACGAAACACCAAACGTAGGCAATATCATCTGCCTTGAACTTACGATGAAGGAAAATCTTATGGTCACCTGGCATCCAGTTAAATGTCACGTAACCACCAAACATACGGGCCATAAGTTCTCGCCTGTGTGCGTACATCTCATAGTTCATTAGACCGGAGTTCATGTTAGCATTTTGTAGTAGCATATTGGTTAGGTATACTGCATCAAAAGGATCAAAACTAGATCCAGTTGGGCCTGCTCCCAAATTACCTGTATGTCGCAACAGAACTTCCCTTACAAGGACAACATTAAGAGGTAGCTGATATTCCTGTTGCTCATTCTTTAGTTCTAATGGAATGAATTTTTCAGACGTTGCTCGCTGGCTTCGTTGTCTAAATTTACGCAGTGCCTTGTTTAGAGCAAGCTCGTAATGATCAAGATCGAGCTCGACATCAACCATGCCGCCGCCCAATCTAAGTTCTATTTCCTTAATTATTTCGTCTTTTATAGCCATGAAAATGGTCTCCCAATAAACTATTTATCGGGAGACCGGCCACACTACTATCAGTAAATTGTACAACCTAGTGGGGCACCAAACTGTGTATCAATGTGAGCCGACTTAGCAGTTGTAGGTACAATTTGCTTTAACTTAATTGCATTAGCATTTGACGGGTACCAATTTGTGTACAAATAAATCCAGGAACCAGCATAAAAATTATCGTACCAACCTGTAAAATCATTGATCTTTCCAAAATTGAACTCTTGTTGAGTACCATCACCGCCATTATTATACCCAACTGAAGCCCAGGGTAGAATGTACGCTGGATTATCAAGTGTCTTCAGGAAGATGTCTACTGCTTTATGTAAACGAGTTTCCATAACAGGATTAATTTCTACACCTGCTCGTTTAGCCAGATACATTGACGTCATCACTTCATTTATACTTGTGAAGTGGTACCAGAGCGCCCTATTTCCACGTGTTGTTCTATTAACGAAAGACCCATCGTCATTCATTAAGGGCAGAATTCCCGTCATCAACTGATTAACAAGAGGGACGGTCGCCTGAACACCACTAGAATCAGTAACTCGTTGAATTTCCCAATGATACCCACCCATACCCAATCCGAAAAATACGTTAGTGGGGTTAGGATAATTCACATCCCAATAGTTAAGCCAAGCCATAATGTTCTGGTGCTTTGCGGGATCATTTGTTTTCGCCCAATCAGAAACAAGACTGTATGAACTTCTAATAGACTCGACCATTTGCATGATAAAGCCATTGTCTTGGATGGCACTTAGGTCATTCCCCTCTGGATCTACCCACTGGGTACATGTGCTGTCCCACATACCTGTGCTTGCAGACCAGCACCAACGTGATCCTTTGAAAGCATCAGCAGAAGACCAACGATAGATGCTCGAAACAACCTTTGACTTTAAAGCGACATCGTTGTTGTCCTTCGCAATCGCAGAATAATTCGATACCGCAAAAACAAAATTCTGTGTTGATGTCTTTCCTGGCACACTATTTTCATTCTTCCAGTTGCTCTGAAGTCCACCAAAGCTGTAGATAGGTGCGTTGTCAAGATCTGAACCACTAGTCACAGCGGTACATGCGATATCTGTCCTTGCTGGTTCTACCGTTGCGGTAGTGGCACCACCTCCGCCACCGCAGGCTGTAAGCAATAACCCAACCGCAGTAGAAATAATCAGACGTTTCATTTGTACGCTTTCAAAAGGATCATGTCCTTGTTAATACGACCATTCATCTTAGTTTCAGTAGCCTTGATCGTCTTAAACCACTTCTTCGCGGCAGGCTTACCATTGCTTGCCCACTCCTTCAGTTGCTCGGCAGGCTTTCGCAGTGTTTTTTGTACACTTGCCGCGGCATCAAAGCCTTGGATAGCGGTACCTTTAACACCCAATGCACCTGCATACTGATCAACAACATAGATACCCAACTTACGAGTCTTGGTGTTGTAAACCCATAGCTCTTGTGCGCTAAGAATCTGCGTTGCATCAATGCTCTTTAGCTTGAGCTCAGTGAACTCCTTAAGGTGTTGCATCTTAGATACGACCTTTTCTGGAGTCACCGCCTTCTTCTTGCGAGGAGCCTTGCTGGCTTTCTTAATAACACCATAGCTGTTGCAGTCTGCAATAACCTGTGTCCACCACTTGATCACAGCATTGATCTGACGCTTGCCATAATGGCTGTATCCTTCAATGATCTGACTATCTTTGGTAGTGAGCACTTCGTTATATTCTGCTAGCCGGCGTTCAGCCAAAGCCACGATAGTTTTCATATGCGCCGGCTGAATATTGTATTGCACTAGCAGATCAACTGCCTTTGGTTCGCCTTTAAATTCATTAATAGTAATGAAGTCATCAAAGCGACCTTCAATTTCGCCTGCACATTCAGCAGTCTTTTCAGCAAGACGGTCTTGAATAGTAGGCGCTTTTGCCTTAATCGCTTCTGCTTCTGCCTTGGCTCGTTCCTTTGCACCTTGTACGCTGAACCCACTCACATGAGTGTCATTCTCTGCGGCTCGGATACTCTTAACGATACTGCGAAGAGTATGAAAACGAAGCTTCAAGCCTGCGCGGCCTGCTCGAGTAATAAATCCAATAGTGGGTCCTGTACGCAAGGTACCGTCTTTAGCAAGCTCTGCCAACTTTGCTCGTCGAGGATTACGAGCAAGGAACATGCTCAGCCAGCTGTATGCTGTTTTGTAATCCTGCGTAGCATTATACCAGTTCAAAGCTCGCATAACACGGCTGGTATATTCGCTGTGACTCCATTTGTCTTGTTCTTCAATGCTCGGGAACTCTGGCTCATCACCAATATACTTGGCATCAGCCTCACGATAATGAATCTTTTTGGGAGCCTCGGCATATCGCCAGGCGATCTTACCTGCTTCTGCTTGTTTTGATGCTCGTTGTTTAGTTGCCATTTTGATTCCTTTAGAAGTTTGCGAGTTTATACTCTATCAGATTAAAAGTCAATGCCTGCCAATTTCGCCATCATGACAATTTCTGGTTCTTTGACTGCCACCCAATAAATGCGTGGACGATCTCGCCTAGGATCTGTCCAATGTGTTGCCCAGGCCCTTGGTTTGTAGTACGAGCCACGCACGTTATATTTCCAACCCCATTCTTGATCACCATAATGCTGACGCAAAAATGATTCCAATTCCTGGATCTGTTTGGCATGCTTACCGTAATCTTGGAAGCGCCAGGCATGAGTCATTCGCAATTCATTGAATAACTTATGCCGGCGGTTCAACTTAACAACCTTGGCTATCATGCTTGCACCATTACGTATGTACTAGCCTGAGCATGGAGCTCTGGGTCACCCTTGGTGAGCACTTCAAGAAGAAGCCTCTTTTCCTCAAGGTAAACACGAGCGAATTCAGGGTCGTGTTGCATGATGCTCCGGCTGTTACTGATAAGGTCAGCGAGCTTGATAGTCTGAGCTTCAGCAGGTGCCTCGGCAGTATGAGCTCGGTCCATGGCCTTACGAGTAGCGCGATTGCCATCTTCAGGTCTGCTTACGTCTGTAAGCCAGCCAACAAGAGTAGCGATGTCGATACCGAATGCCATGTGGATATCGGTAAACGTACAACCAGTGTCTTCCACAACGTCATGAAGCCATGCGGCCGCCACCATATCAGGAGTGCTACCTGGAACACTGGCAACAATGCTGGCAACTTCAGCAGGATGAACGATGTAGGGTTCGTTGGTGTACTTGCGCCGCTGGCCTACAGCCGCGTGAGCGGCCATGGCATAGACTTGTGCCTTACGCACGATGTCCATACCACTTTGTTCCATTGTAAATCCTTCCATCGTTTTCTCCTTGCTAACGTTATTCCACCCACTCAACCATTTCGTAAAAGTCCACCGGTTGACCCAGTTCAGAAGCTACAACACCCCAGGAATGACCAGCGTACTGACCAAACCCTTGTTGGGAACGAGCAAAAGCCACAGCAGACTCACGGTCAGCGAACACACCCAACAGGTCTTGTCCTTCGTAGTCCACGGAACACAGTACAGAATAAACTTGCATTTCTAACTCCTGTTTTGCTTTGCTATGTATCAATTATAGCACAGGAGCCAATTTTAGCCTATTTTTGGTTATTTTTAGCTCAAACTGTCAGGGTCCTTGAGGATTTCGAAAAAGTTGTCCTTGTAATACAAAGGTTTTAATTTTTCAAATCGCCAGGCTGAGAATTTATTTACTAAACCCTCTACCCAATTGGCAAAATCCATTCTAAACCAAAATGGATTAATCATAACCAATAATACCAATATAATTATAAATGGTACAATGGGCGCGGTAATAGCCCAGAAACATAATCTGAATTTAATGCTCATATTCTTTTTCATATTATTTCAGCTTTTGAAAAATAGTAGCCATTAAATCCAAAACGTCATCATTTTCGACGTAAAAATCAGTGGTTGGATCCCAGTATTTTCCCTCCTTGGGGTCGTAGTATAGCACCTGCCCGTTAGGGTAAGTGAAGGGCCCTTCAAGCCCACGACGGGGCTTCCACTTGGTACTTGTTTCGTAGAGATTGTATGCCATAGTATTACTTTTTAGGCTACAAGCATTTCTGCATCAACCAACAGACGATCACTGGGCTCAGAACGCCAGGGGAATTGGACGGGTTCGTCCAGAACCACAGTATACTGGACTTTGCCGCCATACTTGACACGGCTGGATTCTACAGTACCTGACACTTGTTCGCCCAGGTAAGTTGCTTTGATTTGCTCACCGTCCTTGATCCAGCTCATTTGAAGCTCCTGTTTCGTTAACCGATACATGTATTATACTACCAATCTGATTTTTGGTCAATTATTGGGTATTTTTGGTTCAGCACAGACTTGACAACGCTTGCCGTCCTTTAAGGTAAATACTACATTATGCCAAGATTAAGTTTATGGAAGAATGAAAAGACAAACGACTTCCACTTCATGGACAAAGTTATCAAAGAACAGTTCATGGTTGGTGGTACCGCTGTTCTTGTTCACAAATATCTGCAACCTGCAGATCAGGGCGTCAGTTCGGATGCAACACAGCCAAACTATGCCAAAGATGACATTTTGAATGAAACCAAAATTCAAGACCTGCTATTTTTGGAAAATAGAGACAGGATCTATGATCAGGATGTCTATGAGCTACGTGGTGTTTACAACGTAGGTGATCAGGACTTTGACCTCACCCAGTTCGGTCTATTTCTAAGTGCAGACACTATATTTGTTAACTTCCACATAAACGACATGATTGAACGCATGGGAAGAAAAATAATGGCAGGTGATGTCATTGAACTTCCGCACGTTAGAGACGATCTATTATTAGATCAAAGCAAACCTGCTGTAAACAAATTCTATGTTGTGCAGGACGCAAGTCGTGCGGCTGAAGGCTTTAGTCAGACTTGGTATCCACATATCTGGCGTATCAAAGCAAGCCCAATGACAGATGCACAGGAATACAGAGATATTCTACAAAACAAGGCAGATAACGGCGTGGATACGTTAAAAGAAGCATTGAGCACTTACCAACAAGAACTTAAAATTAGCAATGCTATTGTTGAACAGGGCGAGAGATTGGCTGCAACTGTGCTTGACGCAGATACTAACCTAATTAATCCTATAAACAAGAATTATCAAGAAACAGATAAACAAACTTACGATCATGGTGAACAAATTGACACTGGTATGAGTTTCCCACTGAACCCAAAACAAGGGGATTTCTTTATGCGTACAGACTACACACCAAACGCATTATTTGTGTATAGGGGGACTCGCTGGCAGCGTGTACAAACACAACAAGGTCCTATTGATGTTAGAGATCGAGTACTCAACGGCGCACCGTTTATCAACAATACTGCCACCACAGTTATTGGCAATCAAGAGATGCCAGAACGCCAGGCTCTAAGCCAGGTTATTAGACCTAAGACAGACATATAATGCAGTTTTTTTACGACGATCAAATTAGAAAATACCTAACCCAGTTTATGCGTATACTGGGTGGGTTCAGTGTCAAAACTGGCAAGGACAGAGATGGTGTTGAGAGCTACATCCAGGTTCCTGTGCGCTACGGTGATATTAACCGTATGGCTGCTCACATAATGAAGAACCAATCTGAAAACGCGATAAACACAGTACCATTCATTAGTTGCTACATTACAGATCTTCAGATAAGTTCTGAGAGACGACATAACCCAACACACGTAAACAAAGTACAGGTTTACGAAAAGAAGTTTGACAATGAGACAGGACAATACATAGACGGTGAAGTCGGGAACACATATACCGTTGAACGTTATATGCCTGTGCCCTATGACCTCACTGTACAAGTGGATATCTGGACCAGTAATACTGTACAAAAACTTCAGATCGTAGAGCAATTACTTGTGTTGTTCAATCCAAGTATCAACTTAAAAACAAACGACAATCCTTTTGACTGGACAAACCTAACATATACGGAACTTGTAAACGTTGTTTGGAGTGTACGACAGATACCAAGTGGGACAGACGACATAATTGATGTCACAGCATTGAATTTTACAATGCCTATATTCCTAAACCCACCAGCCAAAGTAAAACGTCAGACATTGATCCACACGATTCTCAATGAGATAAAGAGATACAAGGATGATACCATAGAGGATTGGGTGCCCACAGATCCTATACCAAATAAGCAATGGGTAGTGGTGACTTTTGAAGATCTAAAACTACAAGTGCGAATTGAAGGCAACAAGGCTGTATTACTAAACAAAACAGGCGGTGTGCTTGATGACGCAGGTAATCCAATGAGCTGGGAAGAAAAACTAAAGCCATATGGAGAACTTCGTCCAGGTATTAGTCACATTCGTTTACGTCGTGGAGATGACCCATCCGATGGAACCAGAGATATAATAGCAACAATAGATGCACTTGATCTGACACCAGGGCAAGAGAATGTTGCCTATGTCACTATAGATGAAAATAGTTTACCACCTGCATCATTACCCGCTGTCACTGCCATAATAAACCCACAGAAAGTTGCTCCAGGTAAGGGCTTACCTACAGGCCAGCTAGGACAGCGTTACTTAATACTTGAAGATGCTCCGGCGGTGATAGAATGGGGTATTACAAACGCAGAGTCTAATGACATTATAGAATATAACGGTGGTGGTTGGGTTATAAGTTTTGATAGCAGTGCTATGACCGAGGCAACGGTATTAAATACAGCAAGCGGTTTACTTTATGAATGGCGCTATGGTCAATGGATCAGTGCGTATGAGGGCGCATATAGAAACGGCTGGTGGAGATTATACTTGTGAAGCAATTTAAAGGTGTTGGTGCTATTATAGTTAGTGAGGATACAGGAAAGGTAATGACAGTCCTACGTAGTCCTAAAGAAAGCCATCCCAACACCTGGGCGTTTGCTGGTGGCAAGGTTGATAAAGATGAATCCATGATAGATGCGTTACAACGCGAGCTAAAAGAAGAATTGAATTTAACAAAAATAAAAAAGATTACCCCACTACACAAATATCAGAGCAGGAGTAAAGATTTTGTGTACGAAACTTATATCGTTTTGGTAAGCAAAGAATTTACACCAGAACTGAATTGGGAGAACACAGGCTACGCTTGGACAGATATCGACAATTTACCTAGTCCTCTACACCCAAAGACCAGGCAGATGATATCATCCAGTAGACTGATAGATAAGTTTAAGAACTTTTATCAATGGGTGGATAAGAAGAATGGCAGCAGAAATAATTCAACTTCCGGACAGACGAAGGCATAACAGAGTTAGATCAGTAGATTTACACTTCTGTTGGGATAGCAGATTAAATAATCCCTTCTTGAATAAACTATTTAAAGAAGAGGTCTGCTACGTTGAAAGGTGGTATTTACAGACCACACATCTGTTAAACATTGAAGATTTCACACATCCACTAATCCAAACACTACTAAACAAACAAGATAGTACATTAAAACTCTTAATAGATGCAACAGAAAAAGATCTGTGCGTCCAGCAAAGACTAACAGACGTTAGCACAATATTCAGTACAGAATATCAAATCAAGAAACTTACAAAATGGAGCAACAAGTGGGAGAGCTTGTTCAATTATCGGGAGAGACTTTGAACTCAAATGTTCCGAGATGACCGAGTTCTTTAGTTATATCCAGATCTAAAAAGATAGGTATACCAGCATTGCCTGCTTTTCTAAAAAATTCAATATCTTCGCCTGTATATTGACCCAGTCTAAATCCCAACTCGAACCAGGGCATGTTAATTTTCTTGAAAACTTCTGTCTTAATTAGACAAAACCCAAGTCCCATAGCTGCAACTTCAATCAGCTGATCTGTGTGTTCATCAACAAGAATCCAACTATCCCAATCGTCTAAACTATACCAGGCTGTTGGTATGATAGGAGTGACTCTTTTACTATATGCCGCGCCCACTATAGGCAAATCATGATTGACTAATTGAAAAACATGGTCAGAATTAAAAGTTATATCACTATCTATGAATAGTATATGAGTTGCTCCCCATTCCATGGCCGACTTGACCAACTCATGTCGCTGATTTACGATTAACGTACCAGGACTAATAAACAAGTTATGTTTGACATCAGATGCTGTTAAATCCTGGGCGAGGTTATAAAGACAAAAGCTGGTAGCGGTATGCATTTGGTCCCTTGCAGGAATGCATACTGCCAGCTTTACATCAAAAGATTCTTCAGAAGCAGAATCAATTAAACTCATTTCTTTTTTCTAATTAGTTTGTTGACTTTTTCTGGGCTTCCAGAAGGCATACTTGCAGATGGCTGTTTGGCCACTACTCCCACTTGCTCTTCAGCTGATGTAGTTGTTTCTCTGATAGCATTGGCAAGACGCACACATATCTGTGTTGCTTTGACATATAGATCTTCTGGTAGTCTAACCATTTTAGACATCGTTTCAAATGATGGCCTACCAACTGTCAGAATTTCAATAGCAGCCTGCTTGCCCAAACTATTAACCCAATATTCGCGCTCTGTCGATTCCCAGTTTACGATAGTTTCTGTCAATTGATTTGGATCCATTGTACGCAGATATTGATCTAGTCTATCGCGTTCTTCGCTGAGCCTACAACGATCAAATTCACCAATACCTGATGCTGTTAGATCGCTATCGATTTTTCTAATCCTGTTGACAAGTTCAATTAGATTTCTGGCTGACCCCGCACCAGATTGTGTTTGAAAATTTTCTAGTTCAAATTTACTTAAAGTAGAAAAAGGACAGCTCTTAAAAACACTGTCTAGAGCGTCCGTTGTTTTTTGTTTAGCCATAAAAATACCCCAACATATAGTTGAGGTATTTAGTGAACTGCATCTAAATATAATTTTAGTATGTGTATGGGGTTGTGCGGCCACCGAAGCGTGAACTCAAACTAATCTGCGTTCCAGCACTTTGTCCAACATAGCCACCAAGTGTACCACTCAGTGTAATGTTTTGGCCAGCCGCCGGAGCAACGTTATTGTATGACTTACGCACGCGGCCCATAACGATTTCAGAACCTGTTGCTGGTAAAACTGCCATTTATAATCTCCTGTTTGTTATTTATCCAATCGAATGGGGTAACCCCCATTCGATTTTTGGAAATTATAGAGTTGGCTTTGTGTTACCCAACTGTGCTTCCAGTGTCTTCACCTTAGCACTTAGTTCCTTAACTGCTTCGATTAACAATGCTGTTAGCTTGTCATAACGAACTGTTTTGTAACCAGCAAAAGCAGAGTCACATACCAATTCAGGAGCAACTGCTTCAATTTCTTGAGCAATAACACCCATCTGGTGACGATCATCAATGCCCAATGCTAGAGCAGCTTCGTTAGGATCGAAAGTTACACCATTGATAGCTTCAACTTTTTCTAGAGCATCAGCGATCGGAACAATATTTGTCTTCAAACGCAAGTCAGAGTAGTAAGCTGTAACTTCACCAGTTGCTGTAATAGCGCCGGAAACTGTTAGAGCACCTGTACTTAGTGCTGCTGTTGTTGTTGCACCACGTGCTGTTACCGTTGCAAGTGTATCTGTTTCAGTATAGCTTGTTAGGTAACCTGGGTTAGTACCACCAGTTACACGACCTTTAGCGTCAACTGTTACACTTGAATATGTACCAGCAGTTACGCCACTGTTAGCTAATGTCAATGCGGCACTTGCGTTAGCAGAACCGTCAACAGACATAGAACCAGTTGC